ATCGGCCACGTCGGACACGCGCACCGCCACGATGATGGGCGCGTAGCCCTGCGCGTGGATCGCGGCGATGGCCTGCGGCAGCGTGCCGGTGGCGCCCAGGATCGCCGCCGAGCGCGGCGTGGTCAGCAGGATCGGCGTGTTCAGCGGCGCGTCGGCGTCAGCCGCGCCGGGCGCGGTGCCGACGATGCCGATGACGCTCGATCGCGCGGTCTGGATGGGGCGGATGCCGTCGTCGATCTCGACGATCTCGACGCCGTGGTGAAAGTTTGTTGGCATGTCATTCTCCTTGGATGATCTGATCGTTACAAGCCTGCTGCCGCGATGAACAGACTGTCCGTCTGCTCTTCGGATAACCCAAGAGCAGCAGACAACATCGCAATTAGCGGCGAATCCCGTCGCACTTCGTTGGCGTAATCCCACTCGATGCGAGCGGCTTTGCCTTCGTCCCCGGCCAGGGACGCGATGGCCGCGTCGACCTGATCGAGCAGACCGGCCTGCAGCAAGGCAAGCCGAGCTTGCCGCATGGTTACAGACGCAGGAACAGGAGGCGCCGGCGGCTCGGCAAGTACCACCTCCCACCGGTCGCCGCGCCAGAAACAGCCGGATGTGGCCGGGTCGAAATCTGGTGGCGGCACGTCGGTGGTCCCCATCCAGTCTTCCACGCGGTCAGTCCGTATCAGTTCGGCGGTGGTTGGGTTGTATGCGTACAGGGTCATGCTGTTACTCCCAGTCGGTTGAGCAGGTTGTAGGTGTTGGCCCATCGCGCGTGACCGCACCACGACGCGAGGAATCGTTTGAGCGATTCTGCGTCGCCGCACTTGCGGTAACGGGCGATCTTGCGCTTTGCCATTGCCACTGAGCGGCGGCGCAGCAACTTGTGGGTCGGCCAAATGCGGTAGCCGCAGAAATTGGCGCCCATGCTGGCCGGCTGCACCGACCAGTGCGAGAATCTCAGACCCATCGTAGAGGCGGCAAAGCTCCCCATGAGGACGTGCAACAGGCGCATGGCCTCGGCGCTATGGCCGATGACCACAACGTCGTCCATGTACCTGGCGAAAGAGGTGATTCCGATCCGGTGCACCATCCATCGGTCGAGCATGTGGCCGTAAATGTTCGCGGCCAGCTGGCTGGTCAGGTTGCCGATGGGCACACCTTTCCCGTCGGACGGGATGAAGGTTTCTACCAGGCTGAGCGTGCGCCGGCAGCTGATCTTTCGGCGAATCTCCTGATGCAAAACAGACCGGTCGATGCTGGCGAAGTACCTGGAAAAATCGGTTTTGAGCACCCATGCGTTGGGGGTCTTGCGCAGCATGGCCTGCACGGCAATGGCTGCCAGATGCGTCCCCTTGCCACGGCGGCAGGCGTAGCTTTGCGGCAGGAACACGCGATCGAAAATCGGCTCGATGACGTTGCACAGCGCGTGCTGGACGACGCGATCCACGAACGGCATCGCGCTGATCTGGCGCGGTTTTGGCTCGTGAATCATGAATCGGCGAGGCTCGCCCGGCACGTAGCCGCCCGCCTGCAGCATTTCTTCGGGTCGAGCTATGTTGGCCGCCTCGTTTTGGCGGAATCGCAGATAGCCAACGGTGTCGCGCTTGCCCTGCGCAGCCTTGCGGTACGCGCGCCACAAATTGTCGCGACTAACCACTGCATCAAAAAGGTTTTTGTGTCTTTTTCCCATGGGAATAGCCGGCGCGGCTTTCGGTCGGTGACCTACTCGCCGTTCTCCGGACCTCGTAGTGTGTTTGCCGAAGCCGGCAGGAGTGTGCTGACCATCACGTGAAGGTCCGCCGCGGACGCCGTGGCAGCCGCGGCGTGGGTGTTGCTGATCGTCACAGGCGGCGCGCAGGCCAACGTTCCAGTTCGAGTTCCACGCCGCGTTGTTCCAGTTGGAACAGCGGGACCCGGACGAGGCCGCGTTGTTGCGGTTGCCGCCGAAAAGTTTAATCACACCCCTACCGCTTTTGCGCATGGCGAATCCATCCTCCCAGCATGGCTCCAGTCTCGGCGAGATGGACGGACGCCACCTCGTACTGGCGACGGGACACCAGCTTGCGAGCCGGGTCCGCCATAAAGCGCAAAAGTCCTTTGATGTGCGCAAGGCCGGCGTCGGCGACATACGCGCGCGACACCTGACTGCTCTTCGCCGCATCGTAAAAAAGCCTGTACTGCTCGAACAAGGCCGTGAGCATCGCATCACGCAGTACCCGGTGCTTGTGGCTCATGTTGAGCAACAGCGGGTACAGATAATTGACCGCGCCCTCGTACCGCTCGACGATGGCCAGTACGGGCCCTGGGGCATGATCAGCGATGACAGTCATATTCATTCAATCCCTTGTTGCGTCCTTGTTTTTGCGGTCGCGGTCGCTTCCGCTCCCGCTACAGGTTCAGGTGGTCACAGGCGGCGCGCAGGCCAACGCCCCAGCCCGAGTTCCACGCCGCGTTGTTCCAGTTGGAACAGCGGGACCCGGACGAGGCCGCGTTGTCGCGGGAGCCGCCGAAAAGTGCTGCGTATGGCGTGCCATACGACTGGCCGCGGTTTGGTCCGCTGGTCCACGCTGACCCGCCGGTGCCGTGCGCAACGCTCCCCCATGTCCAGTGGTGGCCGGTCATCTGCTCACCACCCCACCGCGAGGTGTAGCCTGGCTGTCGCGCCGTGGCGGGGATGGTTGACGAGGCGCCACCAAGGGATTGGTTTTCAGTCACCCCGAAGGCCGCCGCCGCGAATTCCTGGTAGCTCATCAGGCGTTTGCGATGGCTGAATGCAATCTCGGCGGCCTCGTACCACGACAGCGCGCTGTAGAAGGTCGATCCGTTGCCGCCAAACATCAGCGGGATGAGCGGCAACACCGTGCCGCTGGCGACGTTGGTGTTGTATCGGCTGGTGCCGTTGAGGATATGATTCGTCGAACAGAAGTAGAGGTCGAACCAGAACAGCGGTCTCCCCTGCGCGTCCTTGACGCACGCCATGCCGCGCGGATCGCACAGCGGACGCCACGTCAAGTCCCAAATCGAATATGAGTTGATGCCGGCGATGGCGTCCACGTCGTTCTGCGTCCAGAGCATGCCGGGTCCGCTGGTGGCAAAGCTGCCGGCGGCGACGGTGGTTCCCGGTAGCACCAGACCATAGTGGAATCCGCCGATCTTGATTGCGCCCGACACTGGAGGCGACGCGGGAGTTGGAGCCGGGTCGGGAGTGGCCATCACGGTTCCGTCCGGCATCACCCACACGCAGTAATCCTCTCCGGGGATCAGGGTTTGGATGGGGACTGGAGTTTGCGCCGCGAACGTTACCGGCCCACCTGGCAGCTGCACGATCGTGCCGGCCTTGATCGCCAGCGTGGTGGCGCTTGTTTTGAGCAGGCACGGGGATGACGGATCGGCTTTCGTGATCTTGCGGTATAGCCTGACCGGTTCCAGCGCACTGATCGTTTGGCTGACACTCTGTTCGATCTGCGCCATCTTGCCGCTGACCTCGTTCGTCAGCGCGCGGGTCTCCGTGACCAGGTCGGCGATGGCGGTTTCAATACTCATCTGAGGCTCCGTTACAGGTAGTGGTTACCCAGCAGCAAGCGCTGCATGGCGATGACGGCTGCAGACAGCGCGGCGATTGCCTCTGTTTGGTCTGATGCGCGCTGCTCGGCGGCCTGGAGCTGCGTTTTGGTGGCGAGATCGAACACGTTGCCAACGGCAGCTTGCAGCGCGTCGCGCAGGGCCATCGCATCGGCAATCGCCGCGTTGAGCTGCGCGAGCGGAGCCTGCATCACGGCGTCAATGCGCTCGAGCCCAAACCCCTGTAGCGAGGAGATAGCACCGTCGAGGTCGGCGCGGCGCTCCTCGAGCGCGGCGATGCGCGCGTCGATGTCGGACAATATCGGGTTGAAATAGTCCGCGGCCAGCGGGGTAACCCCGTCGCGCATGCGGTATGCCTCGAATCTCGTTGGCATTTCTCGTCACCTCATCACAGAGCCAGGTCGTAGCGCTCGGCCACGTGCCACGGGTAGGCCGACGTCACGCCATGGCCATCGATGCGGATGCGGTAGCTGGTGACGGGACTCGCCAGCGCAAACCGGTACTCGCGCCAGCGGCTGCGGCCATCGACGATCTCGTCCCGGCTGCTGCTGGGGTCGACTACGCTGTCGCCGACGATCAGCTGGCATCCAACGGCATGACCGGACGGCGAGGCGGGATCAAAATCCTCGAGCAGCAGGCGCACGCGGACGTTCTGCGACGGCGTGGCTAGCGTCCGCGGCGTGCTAATGTGGGTGAATGCGGTGCCGCGCCGGCGCACGGTCACCTGCGCCGTGCCGGGCCGGATGGCCGGCATCAGGTCGCTTGTGCCGATGAACACCGCGCGCAGCGGCACCAGCGCAGCCCCGCCAAACTGCGGCGGGTTATTCACGGTAACCGGACGCCACAGGCCTCCGGTCTGGTATTCCCATACCAGAGAGCATCCAGCCGGCGTGGCTGACTCATAGAGCATGTCCAGCTCCTGAATGCCACCGGCCAGCTGCAACGGCTGCATCTGTACCACGGCGCGCGGGCTGGCAAAGCGGGCGAAGTTGAGCCGCAGCATCAGGTCACGCTCGGCGGCCGCCGTGAAATAGGCGCCGTCCTGGGCGTACATGAGTAGCCCTTGGGTGTATTCGGTGCCGTTGGTGAATCCCACCCGGTGGGCGGCCCCGCTGGCCAGCACAATGGCGTAGCGTTTGCCTGCCTCGACCAGCAGCGGGTCCGGCAATGTGACCTTGAGCCATCCAGCCGTGACTACGCCTGGCGCGAGCGTGGCGCGTGCCAGTACCTTGGCCACGTCAGGTTGCCCCAGCGCGGCCTCGGTCACCAGCACCGTCAGGCCGCCAGATGGGTCGGCGCTGGTCACGAATACCTCGAGACTGGTGAGCCACCCGGTCTGGGCCATCAGCACCGTCTGCGCCAGCACCGAGCCCTGCACGGTGTGCGTCTCGGTCACCACATCCCAGTACGGCTCCTCCCAGCGGTCGATCCACACGCGGGTGACACGCACGAAGGCGTGCCCGAGCGCGGCGGCTCGGTCTTCCGGCGCCACCTGCCACGTCTCGTTGCCACGGCGCAGAATTCCGGTGACGGGGTCGTACACGCCCGATCTCCAAAAGCTGCTGTTGGTGCAGTAGGTCAGCGTCTCGCCGTAGCGCACTCGCTCGCGGCTGATGGTGCGCTGCACGGCGTTGAACGTCTGGTACTGGTATTGATTGATCGTGATTTCTCCCGCTCTGGTCTCCATGCGCAGTCGGGTGATCTCGTCAAAGGCTGGCAGCAGGAGCCCCGCGGCTGAGACGCGTGCCTCCGGGTCCATGGGGTTGAGCAGCGCCAGTTCCCCCGTCTGGCTGGCCATCACCGGCGGGCGAATTCCCTCGAACGCCTCGGCGCTATAGGCCGGGTGTGCCGTATCACTCTCGCGGGCATCCAGATAGTGGTCGGCGCCATAGAACACATAGTCGTCGGGGATTTCCATGCGCTCCTTGATCTTGGCCATATCGATGCCGAGCTGTGCGACGTGCTCCAGGCTCGCGCGGGTGGACAGGTCCGACGCCAGCCCGGCGATGTCGCTCATGATGTGCGCGATGCGCGGCTCGGCGCTGGTGATCCACCCCTCGGCGGCGCGCAGGCGCTGCTCCACCGCGAACAGGTTGGGCAATTTGCGGCTGGTGGCCAGCACCACCTCCTGAACGCCGGTCGGGCTCAGGCGAACGTGCGCGAGCAGCGTGTAGCCGGTGGGCGGCTCGGGGCGCTCGGGCGTGGGGCTTTCCAGCCCTTGGGCGATGTGCACCACCGCCACGCGGCGTCGCTGCATGGCCACCGCCTCGGGCTCCACCTCGCGCGTCTGCAGATCGATCAGGAAATCCCGCGGCTGGATGTCGGTATCTTCTTCCTGCCCGAAGGCCGAGACCGCCAGCCATTTCTGATCCTGCAGCGGCAGCATGGCAAACACCGAATGCACCTGCGCGCTCTCGATGGCGAAGACCCTGCCGCTTTGGCCGTCGTACAGACGCCCCGGCGCGACCTCGATCTCGGTGGCGCTGCGCGCGGTGACCGTGAGGCCGACGAACTGCCGCTCGGGCGTGATCGCGTCCGACACCAGGTGGCGCTGCGCTTCGTCCGCCCATGCTTGGGTGTTGTTGAGGTCGGCGGCCTGCAGCTCCTGGCGGTCGCGGTAGATGACTTGTTTTTCCATGTATCAGCTCCGGGTAATCGTCTGTCCGGCCAGCACGCTGCCGGCCTTGTGGATGCGCGAGGCACGCGCGCGGGCGTGCAGCCGCGTGCGCACCAGAATCTGGTCATGCACGGCACGCGCCCAGTCCATGGCATCGAGCACCGGCGCGATGCGCGCCCGGGCGTCCCCCGAGGAAAGCGCGGCGCGCATGGCGGTGGAGGCCATGGCAAACGGCACACGGCGCGGCGGCATCGCCACATGCGCCACCGCCACGAACGGCGGACTGGTGAGGCGCGTGAATCCAAGATACGTGGGGCCGTGCTTTGGGCGTGCCGTCACGGCAGGGTCGTGCAGCCGCACGCGCGCGTACAGCCGCGCATCGGTGTCCGATCGGGCGGTGTGCGCGCCGCCCAGCGTCGCGCCGAATGCGAGCACGCCCGGCCGCCTGGCGCGCTCGGCCACGGTCTGCACGTCGGGCGTGAGCGGCTCGAGCGACGGGCTCGTCTGCCGCAGCGTGAGGATGTTCAGGCGATCGCGGTACTGCACACGGGCGATGCGCCAGTAGCGCGCCGAGGCGTCGGCCCGGCTAATCTGCCCGGCAAGCGGCATCCCGCAGACGATGCCCACGGCCTGCGCGCGGCCGGCCAGATCGACCGTGCCGCTCGACTCGGTGTCCAGCGTCGTCCAGCCGTGGCTGGTGAGCGGCTCGCTGCGGCCGTCCGGCCAGACGATTTCGGCGCGGATCG